GGTCAAATTTCAGAAATGGCCTTCAGCATCGAGCGAGTCTCAGTCGAGGCAAAAACTCGTGCATTGAAAGGTGAGTATTCAATGGAACTTGCTCAGGATCTTCGCGCAGTCCACGGACTTGATGCAGAAACTGAGTTAGCAAACATTCTTTCCACCGAAATTCTTGCTGAGATCAATAGAGAAGTCGTTCGCACGATTTACACTATTGCTAAGCCAGGTGGTGCGAATAATACTGCTGCTGGAACTCTTGATCTTTCCGCCTCATCAAACGATCATGACGGTCGTTGGTCGGTAGAACGATTCAAGTCACTTATGTTCCAGATCGAAGTTGAGGCAAATGCCGTAGCTAAGGGAACTCGACGTGGTAAAGGTAACATCGTCATTACGTCAGCAGATGTTGCTAGTGCCCTGCAAATGGCAGGAGTTCTTGATTACGGTCCCGTTCTCAATAGTCTGAACAGCTTAAATGTTGATGACACAGGCAATACTTTTGCTGGTGTTCTTAACGGACGTTTCAAAGTATATGTTGATCCATATGCTGGAGACTTCACTGCTGGATCAGATGCTGGCATGCACTATTTCGTGGTCGGGTACAAAGGTTCCAGTGCTTATGATGCTGGTCTTTTCTATTGCCCATATGTACCACTGCAAATGGTTCGTGCTATTGGTGAAAACACCTTCCAACCCAAGATCGGTTTTAAGACTCGCTACGGAATCGTAGAGAATCCATTCAGCCAAGGTCTGACAGTTGGTGCTGGTGCTCTTAACGCCAATACTAATGAGTACTATCGTGGTGTTGCAGTCAAGGGTCTGCTTGGCTAATAGTTAACCAAGAGGTAATCACTTTAAGGCGATCCAGAAATGGGTCGCCTTTTTTTATTGGAACTAAATAATACATGGCTATCACATCTCCAGCATCTTCTACCAATCAAAATCTTCTATCGAATGTTACATTCAACATGTCGATTCAGAAGTTCCCACAGATAAACTTTTACGTACAGTCTGTTACACTCCCTGGTGTAACAATAAGTGAAATAATGATTCCTACTGGACCTGTCAGGATTCCTTATAAGGAAATATCTGGATCGGCACAGTTCGAACCTTTATCTGTGACATTTCTTGTAGATGAGGATATGCACAACTATTTTGAGATATGGGATTGGATACAAATTGTTGCAGGTATTGATCATGATAAATACGTTGAACTCATGAGAAATGATCCTATAAAGGCAGGTGTAAAGACTAATATCAATCTGAGCATCCTGACCTCGCATAGAAACAATAATATAAACTTTGAGTTTATTGATGCTTTTCCAACAGGGGTTGAGGCATTGACTTTTGACTTCAGATCCCCTTCCGTAGATTATCAACCAATGACAGTCTCTTTCAACTATTCACATTTTACGTATAAGAGGCGATCTAGCTAAAATATAATATGACAGACATTTTGAAGGACGGGTGGTCGAAAGACTCTACTATGTCCAACGACTTTCATAAAGAGTCGATGAAGATTCCCCAGTTACACTCCAAATATTTAAATTATCTATACGACGAGAAAAAACGACTCACACGTATGTCCAAGGCATTTGCCAAAATGAGACGTATAAGATTTGAATACTACACGGGTACAATAGAACCAGAAATACTAAATAAATTTGAGTGGGAACCATTCCTAAGAAAGATCCTAAAAACTGAGGTTCAGATGTATTTGGACTCAGATGACGTACTATCAACAATGGAGGTAGAACTGCAGGATCAGAAAGACAAAATCCATTTTATAGAGGAGGTCCTAAAGCAGATCGGTCAGAGAAACTTCCAAATCAAGGAAGCAATCTCTTGGCAGAAGTTCGTGAGTGGAAACTAAAAAATAATCTTATACTAACACAAATCAAACGATTATTTTATAAATAATACATAATGTTAATATCTTTTAGGAGATTTATGAAGAAAATTTTATCTATGGTAGCAGTTTTGATTTTGGCTGGAACTGTTTTCGCTCGAGAGAATATTACAATCGTAGGAAGTTCGACTGTATATCCTTTTACAACTGTTGTTGCTGAGAAGCATGGAAAAAATGGGTTCAAAACCCCAATCGTAGAATCAACTGGTACGGGTGGTGGAATGAAATTGTTCTGTGCTGGTTTAGGACACAAGCATCCTGATTTTACGAATGCCAGTAGGGCGATTAAGAAAAGTGAGATTGAACTCTGCAAGTCAAACGGAGTCAATGGTATTATTGAAGTTATTGTAGGAAATGACGGAATCGTATTCGCTCAGAAAGCAGGGTTGAAAAAATGGAACCTTACGAAGAAGCAACTGTTCCTTGCTATGGCTGAGCATGGACCAAAACCCACACATTGGAATCAGATAGATTCCTCCCTTCCAAATCAAAAGATTGCTATTATGGCACCTCCCCCAACATCTGGTACAAGAGATGCTTGGAACAGTCTGGTTATGAAATCAGGTTGTAAAGAGATGGGACTCTATAAAAAACTCGGTAAGAAAAAGTGTTATTCATTCAGAGAAGATGGCCATGTAGAAGAAGCAGGCGAGAATGATACACTGATTGTCAAAAGATTAGACAAAGACGAAAACCTATTTGGAATCTTTGGGTTTTCATTCTTGGATCAAAATCGTGACCTGATTCAACCTGTAACGATAGAAAATGTTGAGATATCGTTAGAGACTATTCAGAGTTACGAATATCCAATATCCCGACCTCTCTACTTTTATGCTAAAAAGGAACACTTTGATATCATTCCTGGCATGAGAGAGTTTATGGCTGAATACACTTCAGAAGCATCGATGGGAGAGTGGGGATATTTAGCAGATCAGGGACTTGTGCCACTTGCCCCGCAAAAGTTGGCATCAGTTCGTAGTACTGTAAAGAATCTGAAAACCCTAAATTAAATGTAAGCAAAAAGGGATGCACGAATGGGGGTTGTATCCCTTCAAACCTCTAAAAAAAGAAAGGAACTGAGTGTTAATCCCACACTCCTTTAGCGAACGAAATAAGTACAATTTTTACAACGAAGTCAGAAATTACAATGCATCCCTTGAACCTTGGTTACGTGCCGAGTACAAACAACTCCATGATGCCGAAGAGGCATTCTACAATTACCGTCAAAAAACTCAACCTAAATATAGTTTACTATCACGCATAAAAGATTGGTTCAAAATCTTTAAGTTTGATATGAACTTTACTCAGAAACAGATAGATGAATATCTGTCTCACTCTCGAGATCACTATGACCTTGAGCAACGAGAACGAAAGGTCATGAATGGCGAGATGAGATTCGCATGAAAGAAATGCTGATCTCATACGGTACAGTCGCCTTTTGTTTTATATTATTACTTTAAGTTAAAATAAAAATATTATTATTTTAGGAACCTATGAAACTACTCCCTTTGATTTTATTATGTTTATTTATTCCAAGTTGCGTATTGACAAACTTTTTCGTCTTTGAGGGAGCAGAAGGAACCGCAGAAGATATCCCTGTCAATCCTGTCGAGTTAGTTGAAATGGCAGAGTATTGCAGGGACGTGTACGATGTAACTGGCGATAATGGTGACGAGTTCTCTTGGGTGGTAACTGAAGATCGTGGGATCTCGATCATCATTATCCGTGGTACAGATAATCTAAAAAACGTAAGGTCTGACATTGACGCCAGACCATTCAAAGACAAAACACTCGATGCAGTTTTGCACCGAGGTTTTCGTGATGCCTCTGAAGACATCTACGAAGCAATCAACGAAAAACATGAACTACACGATACGGTGTATTTGACAGGACACTCGCTGGGTGGTGCCATAGCCATGATAATGGGATACTGGTACGATGAGGCAGGCAAGGAAGTCCAAATCTATACGTTCGGTGCCCCTAAGGTATCGACAGACTATTTTGGTAACAGTCCAATACACTTTCGAGTTGCAATGGTGAACGACCCTGTTCCCTTTGTCCCACCTTTCCCGTATATACATTCTGGAATAAACATCAATCCGAAAACTCTGGACTGGCGATATAAGAATGACGTCGGTGATTTTACAAAGATTGATGCGCGAGACCATTCTATCAATGCGTATCACAAACAGTTAATAAGACATGTGGAGTAAAATGCAGAATCTGAAAGAAGTTATTGATGCATCTCTGAGTTGGTCAAGATTGCTCAAGGATGCGTATTCAAAAGGGGATCAAGTTATGGGAAGTCAGGAGGTTTCGCCCTTCTGGAGAATG